TTCCAATTTTGGCGTCTGCATTGACCACCACATTCTTACCAATAAAAGTTCCTTCTTCTATATATACGTTTTCTGCCACTGCTGCCGTTGGATCTATAATCACCGGTAACTGATAACCTATCCGTTTAAGTTTTTCATACAACTCTGCTCTAACCCGAGAATTGCCCATATAGCCGATAGATATAAAAGCTTTTTTTACTCGGTCCCTGGAGAAAATGGTCTCTAAATCGGCATCATCTCCAATAACCTCATACCCCTTATACTTTTTTGGTTCGCTGATCTTGTCTACAAAACCAACAATATGGTATTTATTCTGTTTCTCTATTGTATCTACAATTCCCTTCGCATGTCCGCCAATGCCAATTAAGACAATATTTTCCATACCCTACAGTATCTCCTTCACGGCCAGAACCACACTCTCCAGCTGCTTCTCCGTCAAGCATGTAGATACAGGTAAAGTCAAAATATGCCGCCATATTTTTTCCGTCACATCCATGTCGGACTTTTCCACATGTAAATATGGCTTCTGCATATAAACTGGTTTCCAGAACGGTTTCGTCTGTATCTCTTTGTCCGCCAGACGATCACATACTTCCCTGACATTTCGCGTATCATCCAGAACAAGACCCGTAAACCAACAGACGCTTTCTCCCCAGTCTGTCTCCGGGAAAAATGTTATTCCCGGGATTCCTTTCAGATGTTCCTTGTAATAGTCACTTATATAATGCTTCTTTATAACAAATTCTTCTAATCTCTCTATCTGCGCGCAGCCCACCGCAGCCTGTAAATTAGTCATCCGATAATTATAACCGACCATGTCATGGTCATAGTCCTGCCCGACACGGGCCGTAGTCGCTATATGCCTTGCCCGTTCAATGATCTCTTCATTATCCCCGACAATAGCTCCTCCTCCACCACAGGTAATTGTCTTATTTCCATTAAAAGAGAACACCGTCGCATCCGCCAGCGCCCCTATATCACGCCCTTTATACTTTGCTCCTATTGCGGCGGCGGCATCTGCCACCAGGGGCAGGTGGTACTTCTCCGTGACTTTCCTTATCCTGTCTATGTCCGCAGGCATTCCCATTGTGTACACAGGCATGACAGCCGCTATCCGTTTTCCACTCATCTTATGAAAGAGCTTACCATCCTCCTCATATGCTTTCTCAGACAACTCTCTATCCAGAAGTTCCGGATCCATGGTCCAGGATTTCTCGTCAATATCAATCAGCCAGGGCTCTGCCCCGCAGTGTACAACTGCGTTTGCCGTCGCGATAAAGGTAAATGCCGGAATACAAACCAGTTCATCCCGTCCCACGCCGCAGGCCGTCAAAGCCATGTGGAGTCCGTCAGTTCCGGAAGAAACTACCGTTCCATAAGCGGCGCCCGCCTTCCTGGCAACTTCCTTTTCAAACCGCTTTACAAATTCACCGACAGTTGATACAAAAGTAGTGTCAATACATTCATTTAAGTATTTTCTTTCGTTTCCTGACAAATCCGGAACCGCTAATTCTATCAATATACTCACCTCTCTCAATCCTTCAACATGCGCTTTCCCTTATTCGATCCTACCCCGGAAGTATTCTCTTACCTCCGGCCAGCGGATATTCACGCTCTGGTTCTTCCTTGCGTCCCGCAAAAAAATGTCGTTGCACCCAAAATGCAACGACAGTCCCTCGTCTATTCTTTGTGCCTCCATGCAACCCAATATTCAATATTCTTCGCAGAATGAACCATTCTGCGAAAACAAAAAGCAAAAAGCCCTCTATACCATTACTAATTATATCGGCTTTATTTTACACTATTTAAGACAGACTTGCAATAAATTAAAACAAATTCCGTATTTTTCCACATTATATAACGGTTTGGAGCATTTATGTGAGCCGGAAAGCGCTCTTTTCTGCAAAAATGGAAGTGAAAAGGCGGGATTGGATAATTTGCAGTCAGGTTTAGGGTCAAAATCTTGGCGGGTATATGCCGCTACACGAAAGGAGAAAAATATGGCAAGACATGGAGAAAATATCCGGAAAAGGGCAGACGGAAGATGGGAAGGACGCTATAAGACGTGGGATGAGCATAGGGGAAGGGAGTTTTACCGCTCTGTATATGGCAGAACTTATGAGGAAGTAAAGCAAAAAATGTCCCGGGCCAGATTCGAGCATACGCAAACGGCTGCAGAGGAAAACCAAGCGCAGGGGGGGACAGGCTGCGGAAGGAGCAACGGCGGTTTGGACATGGCAGTTTTGTACTCACAGGTTGCGGGGGAATGGCTTGCAGATATCGCTGGCAAACGAAAGTATTCTACCTATATAAAATATGAAACGGTGTACAAGACCCATCTTGACGGAATTATCGGATCCTGCAGACTTTCTGATACCACTGCCCCGGAGATACAGGCAAAGATTTATGAACACCTTTCGGCGGCAATGCTTTCCGAAAGCCTGCAAAAAAGCATCTGCTGCATCGCAAACCAGATATTGCTCTTTGCGGGCAGAAAATACGCAGTCAACATCTCCCAGCTGGAGAAACCGGACATAAGGCATAGAACTAAGCCCATCGAGGTGCTTTCCAGGGCAGAGCAGGCCCGGCTGCTTTCGGGTATCTATGGAGGACTGGATCCATTCAAAATTGCATTGCTGCTTTGTCTGTACACCGGTCTGCGGCTTGGGGAGCTATGCGCGCTTAAATGGACGGACATTGATCTCAAGAATATGTCTATGACTGTAAACAGCACGGTACAGCGAATTGCTGTGCAGGGCCGCATGACCAGAACCCTTCTGCTGGAGGCTGCCCCCAAAAGCGAAAGTTCCAGGAGAACCATTCCCCTGACAGCTGAAATTATTAAGCTGCTTACTCAGTTGAAAGAGAACCGGCCTTATGTATTTGGCGGCGATACCCCGCTGGAGCCGAGAACCATGCAGTACCGATATAAAAAGCTGCTTAAAGAGGCGGATGTGGATGACCGAAATTTTCATATCCTTCGCCACCCGTATGTCAAGCACAAGACAAAAAGTTTTTTAAGAAATTCCAGAGTTTTTAAGGCCGATTTTTGCGCCCCATCACATTCCCTCTGTACAGAAGTCTTTCATTTTCCAGACAATATCAACCTGATTTCCGGGGTGAATATCCACACGTTCAATCAGTGCGTCAGCCAGGGCGGTATTTAATCCGCTGGCGGCTGAAATTTCCTGCGCCAGTTCCAGTCTGGCGTTTTTTGTTTTTGCGTCCATTTTCGCTTGGGCGATTTCAGCGGAGAGTGCGCCCTGGACTTGCCGTAGCCGTTCCAGTTCCGCATCCACATCGGCTTTCTGTGCCTTGTAGTCCTCCAGGGTAATCTCTTTCAGTAAAACCTGCTCATATAGCACCCGTTTCCGGTCAAGACAGCTTTCTACGCGCTGGCTGTATTCCGTATGCGTTGCAATCTTAGTATCCAGCAGGCTGGCATTTGAAAGGTTCTCCACGTTCAAAATCACCTGCGCCTGCCTGGAAATAATCTCATAGAGGATTGCTTCCAAGTCCTTTTCAGCAATCCGCAGGCCGTGGCAGGCAGCAGACTGATCCACCTCTGTATGCTTGCAGACAAAGAAATGGCTTTTACTTGGATTGCGCGGCATTGCGTGTCCGCAGCAGCCGCAAAAGACCTTGCCGCGCAGGGGGTACAGATGTACGTTTTTCTTTATGCAGCGTTTTTTCGGCTTTAATTCCTGCACCCGCTGGAACAGCTCTTTGCTGATAATAGCCGGATGGTGGTCGGGAATCCTGAACCATTCGCTTTCATCACGGTTCCGTACCCGGCTGCTCCCCACCTCGACCACCTGTTTCCTGCCCATGACATAAGTGCCAATGTAGCGTTCATCCAGCAAGATGTTCCGAATGGTCGATCTCTGCCAAATCTGATGGGTTCTGGAAATATCGTGAATCTTTCTTCCCTTGGATGCTTTGTATTCGCCTGGTGTGGGGATTTTGCGCTCGTACAGTTCCTGAATGATTTCGCTGGAAGTACAGCCGCGCCCTGCCAGTTCAAAGATAAGCCGGACATTGGGGGCTGTTTCCTCATCCGGCTCCATGCGCCCGTCCGTGCCTTTCTGGTAACCGTAGGGACATAACACGCTCTGGTATTCTCCCCGCCGGAATTTCACATACTTGGCGGTTTTGTACTTGATGGAGAGGTCACGGCTGTAAAATTCGCTGATCAGGTACTGAAACGCCACATTGATACCGCCCGTGTCGCCATGCAGCGTATCGCTGTCAAAGCCGTCATTCAGGGAAATAAACCGTACCCCATACAGCGGAAAGACGCGCTCCATAAAATATCCGACCTCAATGCTGTTGCGCCCAAAACGGGTAAAGTCCTTGACGATGATGCAGTTGACCGCGCCCTCGCGTACCTTGTCCAGAAGTTCCTGCACGGCGGGCCGTTCAAAGTTTGTCCCGCTGTAACCGTTGTCTACAAATTCCAATACCTCCGCATGGGCGGCATCCTCCATCGCATCGGCGTACTGGTGAAGCGCCCGCTTCTGGTTCTCAATGCTGAAACTCCCCACCTTGCTGTCCTCGGAGGAAAGCCGGATATAAAGGCCAATCACATAGGGTTTATACATCTTCCAGCACCTCCATCAGCCGCTCAAAGCCGCTCTCAAATTTGAATTTCACATGAATGTCCTCTGCGCTGTTGACGGTAACGCAGTCAATCAACTGGTTTACCAGCAGGGCGGATAAGGCGGTATCTTCGCTGACTGCCGCCAGCCGTTTGGCTATATCCGTATAGCGTTCCATTTGATTTTCCAGCGCTTTCTGCTTACTTTGAAGCTGCTGCACACGCAGGACTGCCGTTTCGATTTTCTGTGTATAGTCGGCTTTCATTTCGTGATACTCTGTGCCGGTCAGGATGCCGGTAACGAAGTTCTCATACAGGCTGGTTAAGAATACCCGGTTGCGTTCCGTTTCCTGCTGTAACTTAGAGATTTCGGCGGTCATTTCCGCCTTTTTCGCAGTGATTTTGTAATCCTGATGTTTCAGCTTTGCGTGGGTTCCCACCACAACCTCGGCGTGTTTGCGGATAATGGCTAAAAGCGCGTCAAACAGCCTTTTTTCCGGCAGATGGGTAACACCACCCGGACAATACTGAACGCCCATCCGGTCATTGGCAATACAGCGGTAGGAGTATATCCCCCGTGACCTCTGCCGGTGCAGGTTCTTCCCGCAGCAGCCACAGAAAATACGTCCCCGGAGAATGTTCTCCGTGTAGGGGATTTTTTCCGTCCCCTGCTTTGCCGCCGCATGTTCCCGGACAGCCTGCACCCTTTCGTACAGTTCGCGGGCAATCAGCGGTTCATGGGTTCCCCGCACGACAATCCATTCAGAGCGGTCAGTGGGAACCTGCTTGTGGCCGACCGTTTTCGATTTCCCCTGCACCATATCGCCCATGTAGACTTCATCCGCTAAAATCTTGGAAACTGTCCATGTCTGCCATTTTCCGCTGCCCATGAGCCGCTTATTGGTAATCAGGCCGGTTTGAGCCAGATAGTGACCGGGCGTAGGATAGCCGCTTTGATTGAGCCGTTTTACCACCTCATTGAGCGATATGCCGTCAACCGTCCACTGGAAAATCTGCCGGACGATGGGGGCGGTATCTTCATTGACAAGCAGCTTGTGGCAGTTATCCGGCGCTTTTTTATAGCCAAAGGGCGGACGCGCCCCCACAAACTCCCCGTCCTGCATCGCCTGCCGCTGCTGGGCTTTTACCTTTTTGCTGATGTCGGCGGCATAAGCTTCATTTATCATATTTTTCAGGGGCACAATCAGATGGCTGCCGCTGTTTTCCTTGTTTTCGCTGTCAAACTGGTCGTTGACTGCAATAAACCGAACCTGATGCAGCGGGAAATACTTTTCGATATAGTAGCCGCTGTCAATCGCGTTCCGCCCCAGCCGGGAAAGGTCTTTGACGACCACGCAGTTGATTCTGCCGCGCTCCACATCGTCCAGCATCCGCTGAAAGGCTTCGCGCTCAAAGGTGCGCCCCGTTGTGCCGTTGTCGGTGTAAACCGCCACGATTTCAATATCCGGGCACAGGGCAAGATAGGCTTCCATGATCTGCTGCTGGGTTTCCAGCGAATCGCCGCGCCTGCCGTTAAATTCCACGGACAAACGGATATAGAGGGCCGCTTTCCAGACTTTCATCCCCACATGGGCGGGCTTTTCCTGCACAATGGGGTTTTTCCTGCTTTTCCTTGCCATATTAAACCGCCTCCTTTGTGGTTTCCAGCCTTGCCTTTGCCTGCTGGTATTCAAGCTGGTAACGGAATGTGATTTTCAGATCGTTCTTGCCCTCCACATGGATACACTGGATCAGGGTGATAACGGCCCGTCTGTCCAGGGATGTCATGGTGGAAAACTCCTTGAAATGCTGTGTCCAGCGCAGCCGGTCATTGGTGTTGGCGCTGGCCTGCTCCATTTCTTTCCGCAGGTTTTCAATGGCTTCCCGCCGCTGTTCTATCTGTGCGGTATACTGGTTTTTCAGGTCGCGGTATTCCTTTTTGTCAAGAAAGCCGCTGACGAAGTTTTCATACAAAGCCGCTTTAAACTGCATAGCCTTTTCAAGCTGTACCTCATTTTCCGCAATCTGCGATTTGAAACCGGCAATCAGTTCCTGATTGATCTGTTCCTCACTGATGCTGTCCAACAGCTTTTCCAGCGATACCACGTTGCGGATATGGGCTTGCAGGCTTTCCAGGACGCAGGCGGTCAGTTCATCCTCCCGCAACATGGTAGGGTGTTCGCAGCCGTGCTTTTTTCCGGTGGGACAGTGATAATAAATATACTTTTTACCCTTGACGGTATTGGTTTTTCGCGTCATACGTCCGCCGCAGGAGCGACAGATTAAGATGCCGGAAAACAGATAAACCGCATCCCCGTCCGGCGCTGTCCGGGTGTCCAGCCCCATGATTTTCTGCACCAGTTCAAAGTCCTGCTTGCGGATAATCGGGGCATGGGCGTTTTCGGTGCGTATCCATTCTTCGGCAGGCTTTTCAATGATGTCCTTGATTTTGTGGTTATGAGTGCTTTGTTTGCCTTGCAGCAGGACGCCAGTATAGGTTTCCTCCTGCAAGATACGCAGGATGGCATGGGCCGACCATTTTGCTTTCTGGCTGTCCGCATAGCCCTTTTTCGGATGTGGCAGGCCCCGGCTGATTTTATAGGCCAGCGGGGAGGGAATGCCCAGCCGGTTCAGTTCGTCCGCGATCCGTTTGGCGCTGGCCCCGTCAATGCGGCGACGGAAAATGTCCCGCACGACCCGCGCCGTGTCCTCGTCAATTACAAGCTGGTTTTTGTTTTCCTGGTCTTTCCGGTAGCCGTACACCGGGCAGGCTCCCACATATTCCCCGTTTTTGCGCTTGCTCAGTAAAGCGCTGCGCGTTTTCACCGAAATGTCACGACAATAGGTGTCGTTCAAAAGGTTTTTCAGGGAAATGTTCAAATCGTCGCCATTATGCTCATTGGCGGTGTCAATGCCGTCGTTGATGGCGATAAACCGTACCCCGTAGGCGGGGAAAATCTGGCGCAGGTAACGCCCGGTTTCGATGTATTCACGCCCCAGGCGGGACAGGTCTTTGACAATCACGCAGTTAATGGTTCCCTGGGTGATGTCCTGCATCATTTCCTGAAATGCGGGCCGGTCGAACAGAACGCCGCTGTAACCGTCGTCCACTCGCTCGTTTACCAGCGTAATGTCAGGGTGGGCGGCTACAAAGTCCTCCACCAGTTTTTTCTGGTTGGTAATGCTGTCGCTTTCCTCGCTCTGGTCAGCCGTATAGGAAAGCCGCAGGTATGCCGTTGCATCGTATTTTGCCATAAAAAAATCACTCCTTTGAAATTTACGGACTTTCCCCATAAATCAAAGAGTGATTCGGATTTACCTGATGCAATTCTTTTTCCACTGTCAGTATAGCACAGGCAGGCGGGGAAGTCAACACGTTAAAGCGCTAAATTAAAACTTGTTTCAGGCAGTCCTCCAAAGATACGCCGTTTTCCGCAAACTGTGCCCGGACGGTAAACTTGCCACACTTGAAATGGCAGGGGTTTTTAATCTGCCGGAGAAATTCTGCCACCCGTTCCTCTCTGGGCAGGCTCTGATCCACGGATATGTCACGAATATCGACCAGAGCAGTATCGGGCTGGTTGTTTGCTGTGTCCTGCATCGTCATGGTTTGCTCCTCCTCTATGAATGAAAAGGGCCGCAGACGGGGTAGTCTGCGGCTCCTATGTACGTTTTCCCATCAGCCCTTGAAGCGGTAGGGCAGCTTGCGCCCGCCGCGCTGCTGGGTGTTATACTTTTCCAGAATGACGCGGGCGAACCGGAGGGCGGCTTTATTGGTGGAGAAGTCCATCTTGCCGCGCCGGATGATTTCCTCCGGGTCAACCGCAGACAGCCGCTTGATGAAAGAGCGGTCGTCCAGTTCGGTTTCATAGGTTTTCAGAAACAGCGCCATGCCGGAGAGCATAGACGCACGGAGGGAGATGGAC